TTAGACTTTGACATCTTCTTGATTCTGGTATTCAGCTTCGGCGTATTCAACCTTGCCTAGTTCGCGGGCTAAAACTTCTGCAGTTCTGTGCCAACGGTCGGCATCGTTGCTAAAAGCAAGCAATTTTTCGCATTTTTCGTTAGTCAGTTTTTTGCATTCTTCGTACCAATGGTCAGCTCGTGTTTCAGCATCTTCAAGCTGCCTAATCATTGCTTTCCAATCGTCGCGATAAAAGTCAACTATCGCTTGCAATTTGATTACTTGCATTTCTAGGTTTTCTTTTTTGTGGTCATGCATTTTGTTTTTTCTCCTTGTTCCAAATGTCTTCGTACCATGTATCGCCATAAACTTCGTATGGGTGGTAACCGTATTGGATGCAAATCTTGTCTGCACGATACAGCCTAATCCCACATTTTATCCATCTCGGCATTGAGTCCCTGAATCTTATTTTAAAATCTACAGGTAACTTGTCGAGCATTGGTTGTATTGACAACGTTGGTTGTGCTTGCAATCTTTTTAAATCACGAACGGCTATGCGGCAATCGTCACACCGGCAGCCACCGTTTCTGTAACAACTAACAGTCCCGTGCGTCCTCATTGCTGGGCCACCCTTTCAGGCAGCCCAGCGCTGAGCATCATGGCTTGTCACCGCGCATTACTTTGTAGGTAGCACGCAAGAGTGGCTTGTCGCGATTGAACAACTCTTCGTGCCACAAACCGGCAGATGCGCATACCTGCAAGCGAGTCAAGCCGATCTTCTCGCAAGCCTCGTCAAATGTCTTGAGGAAATCTGCGCTAATTAGTTCGTCAGGGTTCTCCTCTACGGCTACTGGTTCTTCTTTCTTTGGTGCAACCTGCTTGTTAGATGCAGATCCAAGGGACTTTTTTGGTACTTCACCAAGGTCTTCCCATTCCTGTTTGGTCCACAATGACAAAGAAATTCCAAAACGCATCGCGGCGTTTCTGAGGAAGTCCCCTACAAGTTCCTTGTCTAATTCTTTTTTGTCTGCGGGAACGCTGCCCACACCAAGACGCGCTTGACCAAGAATAGTTAGCTCGCCCCACATAGTTGCCATGCCGTTCTCAACGTGGATTGCTGGGCGACCGTCTTTCCATTCGATGGGAACCCAACGCCATGTCGGATCAATCTCCAAAAGAATGCGCGTGATGTCGGCGTGACCAACAAAGTCAAGCTGCGTGCCACCCTTAGGTAGCTTGCCAACAATCTTTGGATCGGGTACTGCGTACTTACTGAGGATTTCTGATAGTTCCATTACTTCGCTCCTTTAATGTTGAATGTTCTAATTGTCATTTGCTTTGTGTATTGAGATGTAAGTTCAGGGTTGTCAGCCTTGAACGCCTTGCTGTCGAATGATGACCTTACCTGCGGTTTCCACGTTGCGACAACATTTCCGTCAATTGTCGCTGACTCAGAGTTGCCCATCAGTTCACAGAACTCTGCTTTGAGCATGTCTTCCATTTGCTCGTAGCTTTTGAGTTCTGATTTAACGTGGCGCAATTGGTCAAGCACTTCCTTGCCCCACGGCCCTACTTCTACGGATGAACCGTCAGCAGCGTTATAACGGCTAGTGATCGTTGCGTATGACCAACGGACACCGGTTGGTGTTGCATCGTAGTCGATTGCTTCAAACCACATACGCACAGCAGCTTTATGCTCTGCCATTTCGTCAGAAGAAACTGTCTGTTCGTAGATGTGTAATGAAAGTGTTGAATCAAACACACCCCAAATAACTTTGTTCTTGCCTGCACAGATTGCTTGCTGAACACCTTGAACTGCCCAGTGAGCAGGAAGAGTTCCTGTCCATTGTTTGTTGTAGGTTTTGATTTCGACAATATCGCCGTCTTCCGTCATGCCGTCAAGCGTCGCGCTCATGCGACCATCGCGATACATAACGTCAGGCGTTGTAATCTTCTTGCCGATACGGTCACTAACCCATTCGAGCAATGGTGCTTCAAGGCGATTGCCACGCTCCATTGCTTCGCTAGGTGCTTTTGGTTCAGGCGCTTGCTTGCTCAGCTGTTCTGCAGCGTATTGCTCGCGTGACTTGAACGGATGCAAGTCGTAAATAGCTGCAGCATCTGATGCCGATACAAGAAGATTGCCCTCTTCATCTTTCCATCTTGCAAGCAGCCACTCTTTTGAACCGTGCTCTGGCTTTGGAATTGTTGTACCCATAAATTTCCCTTCTGTTGGTTAACAAGAGAGAACGTACAGGAGGGGTGTTACATAGTCAAGTCTTTTGTTGCCGGTGTGAGAAAAGTCACACTACGCATCATGCCAGTAGGGATGTGGATCACATGGTCTACGAACTCATCGGGGCTTACTGACTGAGCAATCGTGTAGTGGTTTGGCTTGCCACCTTCTGACGGTGGTATCAAGTAACCCGATGTTGCAACAATGTGTTCTTCTTGGTCACTTTCGTCAAGCGTCGCCCAATGCCCGTCACCTGCGTGAGCGTCAGCCCACAGGATAGTTATTCTTTCGTACTTATTCTGCTGCTGGTCTTGGTTCATCGACATCAGAATCGCCTTCGTTTTTGCATACCCAACAATAGCGCCCGTCGCGTATAGGCCAGCTGACCTCGCACTCGCTACAAACTAACCAGTCCTGTGGAATGAACATCCCATTAGTCTAGCCATATGGTGTGCTCAGAGGTGACCCGACCCTTCTCAGGATCAACAAAATGGAGCCTTTGGGATGGTCGTCCTTTGGCTGCCACGAACTCCGCAGCATAAACGCTCTCTGATTCCGTGCTCCCGGTACCGAACACACGGCCTCCGTTGGCAAGGGTAAGGGTCATAGGCGTATGGAAGTGCCCGTGGTAAGCGTCAAGGAATGGCTCCACAACACCGGTAGCCCAAGCATTGCACTTGCGCAGGATGCCGAACGCTGGAGTGTTGCCACCAAATGACTTGACTTCATCGCCATGGAACAAGAGGGCACGGTAGTTGCCGATTACGACAAGTTGGTGCCAGTTCTCCGACTGGTGAAATTCAACGCGCTTGTTGTTTACAAACTTGTTTTCAACAATCTGATATGCAATGCGGTCAAAGTTGTCTGTTGTAGGAACGTCTCCGCGCCTACCCATACGCCCGTGATTGCCGTACTCGCACCACACCGTTACCTTCTTGAACTCCTGCAGCAGAGTAAGCACAATGCGCTCCATCAATCGCGCACATTCAAACAACTGCTGAAACAGGTGTGCTTCAACTTCGTATGCTTGACCGGGGAACACGGTGATACCTTCAACCATGTCACCACCAAACATAACTACGATTTCATCTACGGGGTGGTCTGCGCGTTGGATCTTTGTCAAGGCAATAGCTTTTTGCACAAGAGTGTCTAAACGCTTGCCGCAAGTTTCCATAGAGTAATCAGATGTAATCTTGCCAAGTTGCCAGTCTGTTGTATGCAGCAATGCCACTTCCCGCTTGCCTTTGCGCTTGTCGAGAATAGGGGCTGGGATAGCAGGCCCTACAGATACGGCAGCTTCTTTTGCTGCGGCGTAAATTGCATCAGCTAATTCTTGTTTCTTACCTTTAGCTTTTGCTAGTTCGCGTTGAGTACGCAAAAGGATCTTGCGCAATTCCTCGTCTTCTGGATGGGACAATCGGTCACTTAGGTTCACAGGAACACTCCCCTACTACATGCTTTCTAAAAGTACCTTCTTTTAATACGTAACCTTCGTCTGTTATTTTTCGTAACAACCAGGCACGTGAAAAAACTGCTTTTGAATTTCGTAACAAAACAATAGCATTTTCAACAGATTCTTTATCGTCTTTAGGCATTGATTTGATTACTTTTGCTGCCAGACAATCAACATATTCAGGTTTCCAGTTAGTAATTGATTCTTTTAATCCCATACCGTTCCCTTCGTGTCGGTTGTTAAAACCATACACATGGCTATGCGGCTTGTGGTGTTCCCTTTTTATTTGCTAATTCAGCATCGATGCCGTCAATCAAATGCAGCAGACGCTTTTGTTCGTCCCCGTGGACAACAACTTTAGATAGGAACCGACGTATTTCTGTGAGCGTTGCAATAGTCATAGGACTAGCAATAGTACACCTACAGAGACCCTTTCAGATGGTCATCAATGTGGTCATCTAACTTTGTTTCAATACGGTTAAGACTGTTGGCAACGACGGCATGGTCATTGCGGTTTTCTTTGCGCAAGCCTTGGACCAAAGCTGCCAAAACGCCACCAAAGGCAGCTATTGCTGCAACAATAATTGCTTCGCTCATTCCCACATATCCCCTGGATTCGGTGCGGTCCGATGGAGAATCTCAAAGATCCCCATTGCAACAGCAAAAACAATTACGCCAAACCCGGCGATTGTAGCTAAACCTTTAATCATTTTCCATAAGCCATTTCAATAGTAGGTGGATAGCAACAAGGCCAACGGAAGCAAACCCAATAAAAGCAAAGAAGCCCGCCATTTTATCCGGCGTACTGCCAATGCCAAATCTCAAACTCCCTGCTTGACGGGTTGTCTGATTGCAAATAGAACCCGTACTTGGGTGCGTTTTCGCACATCCAATCGGCAGCTTTCTTGTCTGATGCAAGCGCTACAAGCTTTTTTGCGCGCTCTACACCAACATCGATTGCTAAACCAAAGCCGTGGTTGGACTTACCTGGGGTTGAGCATGGCGAAAATCCGTTGCGAAGTAGCCATGTTTCACCTTCGTAGGTGCGCTTAACGCGGTCAGGGTCATTCAAGATGCCCTTCTTTTTGTCTTTCCAGTCGCGATCTTCAGCGGGACGATAGCGTTCCTTGAACAAACCCAACTGTGCTTCAAAAGAACGGTAGTCGCCTACGTTGCGGAGCTTGTGCCCTGCTGCTAAAGCTGCGTCGTACAGTTCATTGAACTTAGCTGCAACTGGCGTGTACATTGTTCCACCACATTTTACAGAGGACAACATTGCTGGCTTTAGTTTGCCGTTACCAAGTTTCTCGATATCGGCAGGCACAACAAGTTTCTTGTAGGGGTATTTCATTCTTCCTCTTTCAATTCAATAGCAACGAGAATAGCAGTACATGTAAGCAAAATTCCGGTTATCCCAAGAGCTTGGGTCTTTGTTTCCCCGGACAAAGTAATAATGATGTATGCGCTAGAACACGCAGCCACAATCAGGGTGCAAAGTGAGGCAAGGTATTTACGCATAATTGTTAGATTATCACTTTCTTCTTGCAGCTACTGCTGGCATTGCTGTTAAAACTGCCCCAATAACTACGAGAGTTCTGCGCTCTCCAACATCCACTGTTGAGCCAACGGGGACGTAGTTGTCCAGTCCACCGCCGAATATGTTGATTTCTGACTCAAATTTTTCTTTAACAGCTTTTGGTGCATTGCTCACAGCTTTGGCGATGTTGTCAAGCTGGGTACTTGTCAAAACATCAATATTTTCTGCGATGTCCTGGATGGCTTGTTCGACCTGTTCAGGAGTGGCTGACTCAGAAAAAGATTCAATGAGTTGTTTTTCTTCTTCAGGGGTGATAACTTGTGTTTCGGCCCCTGGCCCGGTTCCCTGATCTTCTTGCTGATCTGCGGATTTCTCCACCGGATCAGGGGCTTTTGCTTGTGTTGTGCTTACCTGTGGCTCAATTACCGGGTTTGTACTTGTTGTCGCCTCTACGGCCTCTACAGCGGTCTCTGAGGGGATCGTGGATGCAATAGTCCTGGGGGTCTGGACCGAAGTAGTCGTAGAAATAATCGTCACCGGCAAGGGAAGGGTGGTTGCCGGGATTGTGGTCAATGGGGGCGGGGCCAGAGTAGTTGTAGTCGGCGCACTTGTAGTCGTCGTAGGAGGGTCTGGGACCGTAGTTGTCAACAATGTCGGCAAAGGCGTGGTTGATGGCTCGCTGATAGGCAAGGTGCTGCTCGTTGTCGTCCATGGGACCTCCGTTGTAGTAGTTGTTTCTTCTACTGTAGTGGTGGTTTCTTCTACTGTGGTGGATGTTGTGGTGGTTGGGGCATTTGTCACACCCTCAACAAACAATTCGTAATCTAGGTTCCAGCCGTTACCGCTACGCCAAAGGTCGGGTTGGCCACAGCAAACACCGGCACGAAGCCGATACCAACCTGGTTCTACCTGGATTTCGATGCGACTCTGTAAACCGTAGTAGTCATCGTTAGTAAAGATAAGGGTACCTTCAGAGTTATAGAGCCATAGCTGGGGGTCTGAAGGGTGGTTGGGTACATCGTATGTACGGGCCGAGAAGGTAGTCGGACTATCATAGTTAAACCAATAATCTGTCGGTTGTGTGACTAAAAGGTTTTCTGCGTGTGCAGGTCTTACCGCAAACAGTAGTAGTACAGCCCCCGTGAGGGCTAGTACAAACCTACTTGTTGGCTTTACCGAACGCCGCTGCAACTTCTTCTTTAGTGAGGACCCCATCCTCCGACCATGAACGAAGTAAAGATTCAGTCACCTTGGATGCGCTAACAACACCAGCGATAGCAGCAGACTTCCATAGTTCTACACCAAAGATTGCACCACCGGCTACGGCTGCTAGTGCGGATGAGCCGAATACTCCGGCTACTCGAAGAACGATTGTTTGTAATTTGACCATGATGTTTCCTTTAGTAGTCGTGTTTGATGATGTAGTTGATAATAGTTGATGGCTGGACGTTGCCGTGTGTGGCTGCTGCGCTTGAAGCACCAGTTGAACCGCTCATAGTATGACCGTGGTTAGGGTCGGTAATTGTGTGCCCAGTAGTAGCAAATGTTGTTGCAATGTTGTGGCTGTGTATTCCTGCTGAACCGGTGCCTCTTGTATCTGCAACAACGTTGAAGTTTCCAGGACCAGCAGAATAATAATCATCACGTGTATGTG